TTCAGACTATTAGCTAATAACTAATTATTTACTAACAAACTATTAGTTAATAACTCAACAACCCATAGATCAGAGGAAGTTAAACTGATCGTGTAACAGTAAAAAAGGGGAATAATCCCCTAATTTACCTGAAATCATAGGAGCTGGCATCCTCAGTGGACACCAACACTCCATAGATAAAACACATTAGATGTTGTGTTCAACAGTTGACTTAAGACCAATAACATTGATCTCATACAAACCGTTTGTAGCCTCATCACTAAAAGCAAGGTTTACATCACCTGCTTCAAGTGTTGCATAAGCTGTATCAGCTTCCTCTTGAGATTCAAACTTCAAGAAACCTGTCTTCTCAATCAAATTACCAAGCACACCTTTGGTAGATTTAACAACACGGACACGGTAAGCACCGTCTTTAGATGATTGGGTTGGAGCAAAGAACTTTTCCATAAAACTAACTATTTAGACTTTTTTAAGCACACTTCAATATTGGTAGTGCCTTTCACCAAGAATAAGAGAAAGTTAAACTGTTCGTTTGATCGTCAAACATCTAATCCCTAGTTGTCCGCAAGCGGTCAGGATTAGATTGTTTAAGGTTACGATGGCCAATTGCTGGCCAATGCTGCCAACCAATAGGTTGTACCAATGGTTAGAACAGCATAAGCTGTAATCAATGCTAACTTTTTCATGATTTAGACGTTTAATTTGTTGATAATCAATTAAATATAGGTTAGTTAATCATCTCCAAAGATAAGAGAAAGTTAATCTGAACGAGTTGACGGGGGTACAAGACAAGTTAGAGATAGGTGGGGGATTTTGTATGATCGGGGTCATACCTCAATTCACACACTCAATTCTTTGTACCTCAATGCCCTAACTTCTATACCCTATAAGGTACAATCTACCTCATTTACCCTTAATTTATACCTCAACAGGTATATTACTCAACTACCTGTACTTCAACCACTTAATACCACAATGTCAAATAAACTATACAAAAACCACCTTTCTTGTTCAATATACTTTACACTATCAACCCAATCTCCCTTGGTTTCCTAACTTTTCCCACCGAAGTACATATTTTGTACATCTGAAGTACACCTAGGGGGTTACTAAACCAACTAAGTTAAGTGGGGAACTAACTATTGATCAACCTTATTCCTCAATACATGAAATTATTCTCCCTGACAATCAAGTACTTAGAAAATACTTTAGCTGTTTTTAAAAATACTTCTTGACAAACCTTCTCCCACCTATTATCTTTGCAAAGCAGCGTAGGATGAAGAACATAAAGACTTTTCATTTTGTTTTCTTTTTAGCCCCCGCCTATGCTGCAATCTTAGAAGGGGGCTTTTTTATGTAGTAACATAGCGCAAGCAAAGCAGCTATAGGACTTAATGTGGAGTCTGGCCCTGTTGCAAGCCGTACCAACTAGGTTGGTCTAAGTTAAACGGAACATTTCAGGAAGTGGAGAAGACCAGAACATCTAACTAGCAATTAGATGGGATAAAAGCAAAGTAAACCTGCCACAAAGGGTTGATAGTCAAGGGTTAAAAAGAAACAAACATTTCTTTATTGGCTTTGCTTTGTTCCTTTGTATTCTTTAATTAACTTTAAAACAAATTTAAACCAATAACTAATATTGGGGTGAGGGGTGAGCTATGAACATAACCACAATAGAGCTACCAATCTATTATTTAGACCTAGTTCTTGTAATAGACCAAGACTGGTCTAAATACAATAAGAAATTCAAGCTAGGTTTAAGTGAAGCAGATTATTTAGCTAGAGCTTGGACAATACATGATGATAGTGGTGAGAATGACAATGAGATATTCCTTCTCCTTAAACCAGACAACTTAGATTATTGGACAATATGCCATGAATTATACCACATCATTACAAAGATTTGTTTATGTAGGGGAATAGATCAAGATCCAAAGAATGATGAACCTTTAGCTTACCTTCAAGCTTATATAGGACAAGAAATCTTTAAATTTAGGGATAAATATGTAAAAGAGAACAAAACCTTACTAGGTTAAATTTATGTGTATTTGCAGGTTACCAGATAAAAGACTATGTTTATGTAAAATAAAAATATATGATAATGATACTGGTAATTTTGTGTAGTATAGCTGTAATAGCTGCTGTAATACAACTTTTAAAGAAGAAAAAAGATAAAGCAAGTGAAGAAACTCAAGTTAAAAAACAGCTTAAAGAACAAATTACCTCAAGACCACCAGATCCAAAAGGTAAACCAACACAAAGACCTTAGAAGAATTGTATTAATACTGTCTTGTGTAATATTTTTCTTCTCTAGTTACATAGCTAACTACAATACAACTGTAGATGAAGCTTGGATTAGATGGAAACTGATCATTTACGCTTGTTATGTAAGTATCTTCTTCTCGTTAAAAGATACTGTTGTACACCTAATTACACATACAGGATACAAAATAGTCTTCTATTTACTTTTAAACTACTTCTTAGATGAGTACTTAGGTTATAAAACATGGAGCTGGAACGATTTCTTAACTATTTCAATCATTTTATTAGAACTGGTTATTTACAGATACGGTACAGCACTAAAAGAAAAGATGATAGAGCTTAAATATTTAATGTTAAAATTCTTGGTTCCAGTTGTCCTTCCTTCTTTTATAAAGTATTTTTTAGGTAAAATGAGAGTATATGGATTAATTAGGTTAAAATTACGCTTTTTAAGACATTATTGGAATAACTTTAAAAATAAATTACGTTAAATATTTGCATTAAGTTATTAACTACCTTACATTTGAGTGTTCTTCCTATTCTCCCAAAAATAATGAAACAGGACTAGAGAAGAACGTAAACCTTATTCCCAGTAACCTCTGATTTATTCAAGTTACTGGGTTTCGTTTTTTAAATCAAAAATAAATTTATTCAAATCCTTGACATTAAATCAATTTTGTATTTACTTTGTAGAAAATTAAACAACTAAACAAAATGAAAGTAAATGAATTGATCCAAAAGCTTCAAAGCTTTGACTAAAACCTTGATGTTATAGTTATGGACTTAAACCTTAACTCAAAGCATGATGATAGTGAAGGTTCTTCTGAAGGTGTTTATCCAGAATTTGATGTAGAAGTTCTACAATCCACAACAAACCAAGATTTCTTGAGTATTACTTGTAACTATAGTATAGCTGAACCTTTAACCAACTAAACAAAATGGATTTTAAAATTTTCAAAGTAAAAGGTAAACCAGATGTTTTGGTTTACAGGGCTATAGATGAGAATAACAAATATGAAGTTAGGCTTCAGACGTTCTTTATTGACCCAGAAGATAAAACCAACGAAGATTTTCACGAAGAGGTAATTACTTTTGAAAGCGATGGTAGTCAACCTTCACAAAGATTTATTAAGGATTTAAGTCAAGAAGGGGTTGAAGAATTTTTAAGTAGATTCAGTTTCTAATGTCTAAACCTAACATAGTTATTTTTGACACAGAGACTTCTCCAATCATTACAACTACTTTTAGTCTCTACCCAGAATCAATAAACCACAACAACATCTTACAAGATTGGTTTATGATTTGTGCTTGTTGGAAAACTTTAGGAGAAGACAAAGTAAGTTGTGCTTCTATAACTAAACCAACTGACGATAAAGAGGTAGTGTTAAAGTTACGTAATGCTCTGGAAAAAGCTGATGTAATTGTAGCTCATAATGGTAAGAAGTTTGATATTAAAAAGTTAAACGCCAGATTAATTTACCATAACTTATTACCGTTACCTCAAATACCAATGGTAGATACGTTAGTTGAAATTAAAAAAGTAGCCCAATTTACATCACACAGGTTAGACTTTTTAGGTAAATCATTGTTAGGTCATGGTAAATTACCTACTTCAGATGGTTTATGGTTAGATGCTTTAAAAGGCAAGAAATCAGCTATTAAAGAAATGACCGAATACTGTAAAGTAGATGTAATTAGATTAGAGCAACTTTACAACAAGCTTAATCCTTACTTTAAAACACATCCTCATGTTGGTGTATTGCAAGGAAAAGAAAAAAGTAGTTGCCCTAAATGTGGTCACCCTGATACAATACGGAGAGGAGTAAGAATTTCAGTAAGTGGTGTAAAAAGTGTAGATATTCAATGTAAAAAATGTGGTGGTTACCACAGAATACCTGATAAAAAATAATATGAGGCAAGAAATAAATCCTACAAGTTCTGAGTTTAATCCAGAACTACAGAGTAAAGAAATAAGGAAGTTCTCTAAAGATCTTAGAAAAGCTAAGATTCAAAAACTTAAACTAGAGATTAAAGCTGCTCAAGATAATGTTGCAACTAAATTATCTAATTTGGACTTAAAGGAGGAACTTAAACTAACTCCAGAAGAACAAGAAACTAAGAAAGCTTCATTTAAAGAAATGTTAGAACTTAACAAAGTAAACATTAAATCTTTAAAAGATGAACTTAACTTGACTAGGTTAAATAAAAACTCTTCTAAGTTCTTTGAATGGTTACCTACATTGGCTAATAGGAGAATGAGAAGAGTTGCACGTAAACTAAGGAACGTATGACATCAATAAACGAATCAGGAACAAAATTAGTACCTATTATTGATATGGCTTTAACTGTTCTCAATAAAGAGAATCAACTAGCTCCTTTACAACACGTAATCCATAATTTACAGATGGCTATGTTTTGGTTGAAAACAGCTAACAACGATTTAATAGAATACACAAAAGATAGTGTAACCATAACTACAGAAGAAGATGAACTTTTACAATCTTTACCTATCCCTACTTTATTTAGTACACAGGATCAGCTTAACTTTATCAGAACTTCTTTGGAGACAGTTATAAAGGAATTGGACGTATTTCAAGATACGTTAGTTTCAATACCATCTGTACAATACAAGATACAAAGAAGTTATGACAAGGTCTATGAAGGATTATTTAATAACGAGTTAGCAATTAATTACTACCAACAAATTACAGATGCAAGAAAATAACGAAGACAAAGCCTACTTAGATGTAGAAGAAAGACAAATTACAGAAATACAAGATGAGTCTGATGACTCACTTTATTCTGAACAATTGTTAAGAAGTATTATCATGTCATATGAAGAACACTTTAACAAGCAAAATGATAAAACTGAAATCAAGTATTATCTTACCTTAACTACACAAAAGGTTCCAACCAAAGAGGGTAACAAAGATGTAGCTTATTTAAGATTAGCTAAAGGTGTTAGGAGTAAACAAGCTATTATTGAAGATCCTAATACTCCAAGTGAATTAAAGTTACCTGAATGGAAAAACTCTTTAGTTCATACAGAAGGTTATGTGTTCAAAGATATTAAAGAACAAATAAACCCAAGTAAGAGGTGGAAAGATTATCTATTCCAATCTTGTATAGCTAGACTTGTAGGAGCTGGGTTAGAGTATGCTGAGTTACTCCAGAGAATGAAGCAAACTAACTTTAATGAACTACAATCTACAGAACCTAAATCAAATATTGAGATTGTAAAAGAAATGCCGAAACCACTGACACCAGCAGAGGAAAGATATGCAGCTTGGATTAAAGCTGAAAGAGCTAAAGAAGGATTATGAAATTAATTATTGGACAACGGTAGATGGGAATACAAAGTAAAAGCAGTTTCTAAAAAAGCAATTAAATATTTAACTAAACTAAAACAAACCAATTAAACTATGAAACAATTATTTCAGTATGTAGTAATTCTACATGAGTATGAACTCACAAAAACAAATGATAAAGTTTACAAAGATTCAAAAATCATTATTGAACCTAAACTTATTTTAGCTAAAACGGAGAAAGATGTTCTCTTTAAAGTAACTAGAGAAATTCCAGAGGAGTTTGCTAGTAACCCAGATGATGTACAAATTCTAATAAAAAATTTTTAAATCTTCCAAGTAATGTAAGTATCGGTGACTTTGTGTTTAGAGGTACCTCTGGATTTAAAGCTACTACTGGTAACTCTGGAAGTATTCTTACAGGAAATAGTATTAGTGGAACTGCTAGCTGGCAATCACCTACAGCAACAGGTTACACATTAACAACAGCAACTAACTTAACTAAGTGAACCAACTTAAACTAACCCCGAAAACCCTGTCAGGCTTCGTAAGGAGCTTGTCAGGCGTTTTTATTACAACATCTAACCCACATGGGTTAACAACTAAAGAGTTAAAGTTAGTTACACTACTTCTTTCTATTCTTCCTAATCAAGAAGTAATTACAAAAGAAGTTAGAATACAATTATGTAATACAACTAATAACAAGATGCAAGTAGTAATTAACTACTTAAACACGTTACGTAAGAAAGGGGTCATAGTTGAAGATAAGTTACATCCAATATTTTACAAACAACAAATTATAATTGAATGGATAAAATCATAGCTAATGTAATTATTCTTAAAGAAGTTGCAGATGAACTTGGCTTACCTTTAAAAGATGTGAAGGAAATAGTAGCTACACAATCTGACTTTACTAAATTAATTATTGAATCAGGTAGTTGGGATAATGTAAGATGGCCTTATCTTGGTGTATTCAAATGTAAGACTAAAGAACTCATGATGATTAATTACTTAAAAGGATTAGATCCAATACAAGCTGAACAATTTAAGAAGGCAGTAAGAACAGGTAAAATTAAATTACAACCAGAATGACACTAATAGACATTCTTTTGAAAAATAATTGGAAACCTTTTAGGAAAAGGTACAACTCTTCAACCAAAACGTTTGAATATGAATCAACAGAGTTTAATAACCACTATTCTACTGTTGTAAATGGAAATTTAGATTATCATTTTACTAAAGATAATATGGTAGTTGTTTGGGGATTGAACGAAAGATATAAACCACCTACTTTACAACACCCCACTAGTTTTATACCACAAACAGGAACTCCAACTAGTGTGTTAAAAGATGATGATAAAGCAAGGTACATTTTAAATACAAGTCCAGAAGAAGTTTACAGACAAATCTTAAATTATTATGATAACAATTGAGAAAGAAACATTAAAGAACCTTATTCTTAAATCAGAACCAGGATTCCTTGAACAACTAGATCTACAAATGAATGGTTATGGAACTATTAACAAGTTTGCTAACGAAGATGTGTGGGTTTGGAATAAAGAAAGGTTTAAAGATATTAATGAAGAGGAGTTAACTTACTTAACACTTAAAATAGTTGAGGGATGAATTACAGTACACCAAAAGTAACAATAGATCTTGAAGAATACCAAGAACTACAACGTTATAAAACTTTTAAAGAGAACTCACATTTAGTCCTGCTAAAACCTATACCTTTTGAAGCTAATATTGTATCAGATTATGATACATTTGAAGTAAGTACCTCAAGTAGTGGTGTAAATCGAGTAATGGGATTTTTAAAATTTGAAAATAGTAAAACAAAACGTAACATATTAGAAAACTACGATCTTAAATTTATTTTAAAAGAAAAGAAATGATTACACTAGATCCAAACTACAACTTTAACGATCCACTAAAGCTTACTGTTATCTTTAGAGAACCTATTTATAAAGAAGGTGAAAGTAGAGATGAAGAAGAGTTCATGAGAGAGTTGGGTATTAAAACAGCAACTAAAGAAAAGGAAAGAGAGTATACAGAACATTCTGGTGAGGTTTACATATGTTGGGAACAAATAACAGCAATTAAATCATACCCTTACAAAGAAGATTGGAAGAAATTTAAAGGCCCAAAGTTCTACATTAGTTGTCATGATGTTACAAACGATTACTTAGTATTTGGGAATATCAATGAAATAATAGGATATTGGACAATGTTTAGAAACATAGATTATGGAATGGATTAAGGTTAATGCTGATGGTGATCTTGAGTTTGTAATGGAAGAAGTTAAACTTGTTCCTGAAATACAGACTTTACTGACCTTAAAGTATAACAAAGATACTAAAGGAGATATGGATGGAAGGAAAAAGTACAAAGCTTTAAATGAATTAAAGTATATGTACTTAGTTTATTCTCCTAAATCACCTTATAGAGATTATCTTACAGAAAAAGAAAAGATTCAAGAAGCAAAGAATGATTGTAACCTTAGTGAACATTGGGTTGAATCTCCTGAACTTAAACTAGCAATAGCTAAGTACATTAAAGGTAGTGAAAATAAAACTACTAATTCAATTAAAATAATTGAACGGTTCTTGGATAAGTTTTCTACACATTTAGAAAATATACAATTAGATGAAAGAAATGCTAGTATGGGATTAGTACATGATCCAGGTAAGGTAATGACTACTTTAGAAAAGTTACCCTCATTCTTAAAAACATTAGAAGAATTAGAAAAACAAAGTAGACTAGGATTAGTAGCTACTCCAACCTCTAAAGGTGATCATGAACTAGGTTGGATGGCAATGAATAAAGATAGTAGTAAGAAAAAATCTAAACAAGTTGAAGAACAAGAGAATAATTAAATATGAAAAAAATTAGTATCGAAGAATTTTTTGAAACAATAAGAGATTCCAAGTTTGAAGACAAAACCAACACTTTCCATCCAGACCAAGTAGATAAGCTAACTGATTTAGAAACAATAAAAGTTTATTATCGAGCTATGTTTGGTTGCATAGATTTTGAAAGAAAAAATTTAGCAAAACATTATCTTAATGCCTTAAGAAATAAATAAATTAAACAAACTGAAGATGATGACTTACAATGATATAGAAAAGTTAAAAAATCTAGTAGTAAATCTAAAAGATAAAAACTTTAACTACATACACGGATTAGCAGAAAATACTACTTACCACGCAATAGTTAGGGATAAAAAATTACTAAACGAGGGATCACTACTTAAAGATATTATAATGGGCAAGGAAAGTCCTGAACTAGTAGAAAAAATATCTACTACTGATCCAGAAAAAGCTTTAGAATTTTTTAAAAAGTATAATGACTGAAAGTTTAATTCAAGGTATACCAGTAAACATGAAAACAGTAACTACAGAAGAATATAATGTAGAACACTTAAAAGCTAGTTGGAAAAATGCAACTTATAATGATTGGTTAGATCACATTGGCCATAGAGTTTTAAATCTAAAAGAAGTAAATGAGACAGATCCTAATCCATTTTATGGAATAGAATTATTACTATTAGCCAAAAAACTAGAGTTAGTTGCTAAAGAAATGGGAGGAACAAGTATTGAGTGGTTAGATCCAAGAGAATAAAATGTCAGAACTTATACAAGACATACCAAGAAAGATTAGGGGTAAGTTCAACAAGGACTTACTTCTCAATACTTACTTTGAACATACAGAGTTATTTAGTCCTGCTGCTAATAAGTTCTTAAAAGAAGGTAAATACTGTGGTGAGGTATTTAATTCAAAGAAGTACAATATCTTTTGGGGAGAAGAAAGGGAAAGATGTTTGTACGGTTATGAGAATCCAATAACTAAGTTATGGATTCCAGGAAAGTATTATCATTTCCTTAACTACAAACAAATGAAGACTGTAGAAAAGGGTGTAGCTGTTTCTAAACGGGTTACATCCTTTCCTAATTTCTGGCCAATACATTACTTCTTCTCCACTGACTATAATCTTGCAATTAACAACGGTCTAAACTTAGCTATTCTAAAACCTCGTGGTACAGGATTCTCAGAATTAATGGCCTCATTTGGTGTACATGAATATACATTCCAAACAGAGACTCCTGTATTTTATTTTGTTGCTGTAGAAAGGTACTTAAATAAAGATGGAGTGTTATCTAAAGCTTGGGATCAGATTAACTTCCATAACTCTTCAACTGAAAGAGCATTTAAACATTTAAGACAATTTAAAGATCAAGATTTATATAAGAAAGCTTCTTTTCTAGATCCTGATACGGGAGCTGAAGTTAAAACTGGTGGGGAAATACAAGGGGCTGTAATTGACCACCCTAGAAAACTCAGAGGAGCTAGGGGGTTTGTAAACTTTGAAGAAGGGGGATCTTTCCCCAATCTTGAGTCATCTTGGATGACAGCAAAAGCATTAGCTGAAGAAGGTGGTGTTAAATTTTCTATGATGTGTGTTTGGGGGACAGGCGGTGAGCAAGGGCCTGGTATTGCAGGATTAGAGAATATCTTTAGTAATCCAAACGTGTTTGATTGTTTATCATTTGAAAATTGTTGGGAAGGAGAAGCTGTTTTACCTAAAGACCATGGTTTCTTTTTTCCAGCTTGGGCAAACATGACTAGGTTTATGGATAAATGGGGGAACACTGATTTTACTAAAGCAAAAGCTTACCATGACGAACAAAGAGAAAAAGCTGCAAAAGGATCCTCTACTCTAATGGATAAACAAATTGCTGAGTATCCATACACTCCTATGGAAGCTTTAATGCGTCTAAACAATAATCCCTTTCCTATTGAAAAACTACAAAGACAACTTAGGTTAGTTGACTCTTCTCCAGATATTACAGGTATCATCAAAAAAGGTGAATTAGAAATAGAGGAAGGACAAGTTGTATTTAAACTTAATTCTAAACTTACTCCTGTAGATCATTACCCACACAAAACAGATGAAGCTTTAGAAGGAGCTTTCATGTTATTTGAGTCTCCTTTACGTGACGATCAAGGAAGAGTACCTGACAACCTATATTACATTGTAGCTGATTGCTTTCATCAAGATTTAGATCAAACTACTCAATGGAATTCATTAGGTACTTTTTATGTTTACAAAAAGAAAAACTCAATCTTCCCAACTGTTGATGATATTCTAGTTGCATGGTATGCAGGTAGACCGCCTAGGGTAAGAGATTTTCATAGAAGGATATTCTTAGCTGCTCGTTACTTTAATGCAATTGTACAAACTGAGATTAAAGGAGGAGGTAACGATCTTCTAAACTACGCTAAACAATACGGATTCTTAAATTATTGTGGTGAACGTCCAACTGTATTTAACCACTCACGAGAACATAAAAAGATTAGTGGAAGAGAGTTTTTTGTAAGAGTTGAGGACTCAAATAAGCCTGAATTAATACAAAAACTGGTAGATTGGTTGTTGGATGAACGAGCTTTAAAAATAGATGGAGAAAATACTCAATATGTTCTTAATATAGACCACATATACGATAGAGCATTACTAGAGGAGTTGATTAAGTACTCTCCAGGTGGTAACTTTGACCGTATTTCCTGTATGTTGGTCTTAATGGCTACACTCCAAGAAGCTGAGTTACAGGTAGTAGAACAACAAACTAAACAAAATAGAGATCATATTTTTAGCAGGAACTTGTTTTCTGATTCAAGGAATGATAGAGAATATAAATTACAAATGCACGAAATGTTGCCTATTCAAAGAGATCTATATTCTAGACAAAACCCAACGGACTTAATCATGTAACTAATGTTAGAACAAAATACAGGGCATTCTTCAAGATTACCTAGACTTCGTACTTCTTATTCTGAAAAGGTTAAAAATAAGTTTGAGCATACCAAACGGGTAATGGATTATTACATTATGTTGGGTACGTTTATGGATGAAGTAATCAACCCTAATATTAGAGATCCAAGAGTATTTTACGAAGCTTACAACAATAGGTTACCTGATTCTTTCTTTCATTATGTAACCAACCCACTAAACTCTTCAAACAGTGATTACACTAATTGGCCAGCTAGGCTAAGAAGTTATCCAATTATTCGACCTAATGTAGATTTGTTAGAAGGAGAATACGAAAGAAGACCATTCTCCTTTGCTGTAAAAGTACACAATGCTGACGCTTATAACCAAGCACAAGATGCAATGTACAAAGATATTCTCAAATCTTTAGAACAACAATTCATCAATGCTTTAAATGCTTCTGGTCAAGATACAGGTGTTCCTTCTGAACAACCTCAATTGCCTGAAAAGATTAAAGCTGCTTATGCTTCTAATTACAGAGATAAACGAGCAGAGATTGCTGATACAGCGTTAAATATTATAATTGACCAACAACAATTAGAAGAAAAGTTTAAACGATTATTCAGAGATTGGTTAATAGCTGGAGAATGTTTTACTTACAAAGGTATGCGAGGAGGAAGAATGGTATATGAACGTTGTTCTCCTCTTGATATAGATTACGATAAATCCCCAGATTCAGAATACATAGAGGATGGGCAATGGTGTGTAAAAAGATCTTATATGACACCATCTGAAATACAAGATCAATTTTATAAAGAACTAGAAGAAAATGAAATAGATCTTATCGAAGACCAATCTGGACATCTAAGTTTTAATGGGGCAAGAATAAGTAATCAATTAGCTTTACGTGACGATAAAGATTTACGTAAATCCAAAGTAGTTGTATTCCACTGTACTTGGAAGTACTTAACCAAAATAGGTATCCTTACTTATATAAACCCAATGACTGGGGAACCTGAAGAGATTGAAGTACCTGAAAATTACAAAGTAAACAAAGAACAGGGTGAAACGTGTGAATGGTATTGGGTTAACGAAGTTTGGGAAGGTTATAGATTAAACGTAGGAAGAGGGGAAGGTTTATTCTTAGGTATTAAACCAGTAGAAGGTCAACGAAATACAGTCAACAACTCTTCTTTGTGTAAGTTACCATACAACGGTAAAAGGTTTTCTGATACACATTCTCAAAACGTATCTGTAGTAGAGATGGGTATGCCTTACGAAATACTGCACCGTATTCTCCATTATCAAATGGAAAAAACAATAGCTAAATCCAAAGGTAAAATTATCCTAATGGATCAAGGAGCTATTCCTAAAAAACATGGTTGGGATGAAGAAAAGTTTTTTTACTGGGCTGATGCTACAGGATGGGCATTAATTGATAGATCACAACCTGGAGTAGATAAATCATTCAATCAGTATAATGTCCTTGACATGGGACTATACCAACATATAGAGAACTTGATCAGTTTGATGACATTTGTAAAACAAGAGTGGGATGAATTATTAGGTATTTCAAGACAACGTAAAGGTAATGTAACTTCTAGTGATACAGCTACTGGTGCGCAACTAGCTTCAAACAACTCTTCAGTTATCTCAGAAAAAGTATTCTCAAGGTTTGAGGAATTTGTACGTTGTGAGTTACAAGGTTTATTGGATATTTCTAAACTAGCTTGGTCTGATGGATTTCAAGCAGTGTATCAAGGAGATGATTTAAGAACACAAATGTTATCTATTGATCCAGTAGAATATACTGAAATGGATATGGGTGTATATATATCTCGTTCTGCAAGGGATTTAGCTAACTTAGAAATGGTTAGACAACAAGTACAAGCTTTTGCTCAAAATGGTGTAAATCCTTCTACAATAGTAGATGTAGTACAAGCTAAGTCATTGTCTAAACTTAAGATCTTACTTCAAGAAATGGAACTTAAGTCTCAAGAACAAGCTCAAGCTGCTCAACAATCTGAACAAGAAGGTCAAGAAAGATTGGTAATGATTGAAAACTCTTTTGAAGAATTAAAAGGTGTAATCGAAGAAAGGTTGCTTCATGTTAAATACGATAGAGAAGAGGATTTAGAAATCTTAAAACAATCTGGGGTAGATCAAAACCCTGAAGCTATTATTGATCCTTCTGCTGCTCAAAAAGTAATATCTGATGACCAAAATAAGAAAAGAGAGATTTCCCTTAAAGAAAGAGCTGAAGCTGTTAAGGCTAGGCAAAAAGATAGGGAATTAGATCTTAAACAACATGAATTGGTTGTAAGGGAACGTATAGCAGATAAAAACAATAAAGCTAAACTAAAGAACCCCGTAGCTGGTGAAAGAAGTAAGTCAAAAAAATAGATGTTAAAAGTAAAAGTTATGACAAATAAACAATCAGGAGAATTAGGTGCAATATTAATTGGTAGTGTTACAAGTGTAAGTATTGGTACATTCTTTCTACACGCATTAAGTGCTTTTCTTCTAGCTTTAATAGGAGCTACTGGAGGTTGGTGTTTCCAACATTACGTCAAACCTAGGCTAGATAAATTGAAAATAAAATACGATCTAAAGAAATTTAAAAAATTTAAGGGAAAAGCTCAATAAACTTTACAACTAAGTGATTTACAACCAGTTTGTACATTACTTGTATATTTGAACCAACAACAACTAAACAACATGGCTAAACAAAACAACGAACAAATGGAATCATCCATATGGGATGATTTTACAGATGAAAATCTACTTAGTGTAGATGATTCTACAAATGAAGATGAAGTTCAACAAGAAGTAGAAGAAAAGGAAGAACAAGAAGAAGTAACTGAGAAGGTTGAAAAGAAAGTTTCTAAAAAACAACCTAAAAAAGTTGAAAAAGAAATTGAGGAAGAAAAGGTAGAGGAGGTTAAAGAAGAGAAGGTAAGTAAGTCAGTTACTGAATCAATTAAAGAAGAAGATCAACAAGATGATCCTCAAGTATTTTTTGAAGAAGTAGAAAAGATTACTGGTCAGGGTGTAGAAGTAGATTACGGAGATGTAGATCCACTCACCCCTCAAGGTATAGCAATTAGAGAAAAAGCGGTTAGAGAAGCTGCTTTGGAAACGTTCTTAGAAGAAATAGAAACAAATCACCCAGCAGCTTTTAAAGCATTACAACATGCTTACAATGGTGGGGATATTGCTGAATTGTTCAAGACAGTAACGGCTAGAGATTATTCTAAAGTACAACTGACTGAAAATGATGTAGAACTTGGTAAAGAAATACTTAAAGAGTATTACCAAAGTAAAGGCATTAAAAATGAGAAAAGAATCCAAAAGCTTCTTGAAACAGCAGAAGATTCTGAAGAAGGTTTGATTATTGAAGCTCAATCAGCTTTAGATGAACTAAAAGCAGCTCAAGCTGAAGAGACTGATAGAACTTTGAAAGAACAACAGTTGAAAGCTGAAGAACAAAAGAAACGAGATAGATTAACAGTTTCGGCAATTGATGAGGTTCTTGAATCAGGTAAGTTAGGTAGTTTTAAATTAACTGGACGAGCTGAAGCTCAAGAATTTAAAAAGTTTGCTTTAAATGGGTTACGTAGGACAGCAGATGGTAAAGGATATGAGTTTGCTACCCCTATTGATTCAGCTAATCTTGAAAAGTTGCTTCAGTATCAATATTTTCAATTTAAGAAAGGAGATCTTTCTAAATTGATACAGATTAAAGCTTCTACTGAAAATGCACAAAAACTTAAGTTAAAACTTAACGCAGAAGCAGCTAGAGGTAAAACAAGCTCAAGTAGTGATCGAGGTGATAATGTATCACAAACACTAAATGATTATTATGTATAACGTAAATTAATTTCACAATAAATAAATAAAAAATGGCAGGTAA